ATTGTATGATAGGTTGAAGTTAGCTGATAAGGCTGCTTTGGATGGAGCTATCTCTAAGATTCGAGTTTGGAAGCTGGGTAGCTTAGAACACAAGCTTGCTCCTACTCCTACTGCATCTTCCACGCTTCAAGAGATCTTAGGGTCTAATGTGGGTGGTGGAACTATAGATATGGTTTGGGGTCCTGATATTGAACTTATTGAAACAGGAACTGATGTACAAAGATTCTTAGGAGAAGAGAAGTATCGTCCTACCCTTATGGCTATTTATGCTTGTCTCGGAATTCCTCCCACGCTTACGGGAACCTTTGGGGCAGCTGGAACTACTAATAACTTTATTTCTTTGAAGACTTTAACCGAACGCCTTAATTATATTAGAGGTATCGTTTTAGAATTTTGGAATGAGCAATTAAATATTGTTAAAAAATCTATGGGATTTAGATTTCCAGCGCAGCTTGAATTTGATTATATGTATCTTGATGACCCTGCTGCTATGACTAATTTACTTGTGGGTATGGCTGATAGGAATATCCTAAGCGATGAGTTTGTACAACGTCATATTAAGGCTAAACCTGAAATGGAAAGGCGACGAGTGGCGGAAGAGGAAAAGCGTCGAATGTCTAAAGATCTGGAAAAAATCAGTCCTTATCATTCTGTAGATAAACAATATGGGCTTGAAAAGATTGCACTTCAGACAGGGGTGGTATCTCCCACTCAGGTGGGTGTTGAGCTTCAGGAAAAGAACGGTGACCAATCGGCCCTAGAGATGAGAAATAAACAGACTAAAAGGCGCGCCCCTCGGGCACAGCCTCCACAAGCTCCTGGCGACCCTGGGAGACCCCCGAACACTCGGGATCAAAATGGTAGAAAGCCCAGAACCTTTAAGCCTAAAAATAAAGCTGCTATTGAACTGTGGGCTAAGGATGCTCAAGTTAAAATAGCTAAAGTACTTAATCCCGGTCTTCTTAAGCATTTTAGTAAAAAGAATATGAGAAGTCTGACAGCGACGGAATTTCAACAGACCGAAGATATCAAGTTTGAGGTTTTGTGTAATCTAGACTGTCTCCAAGACCTTTCGGATGAAAATGTTTTTGCAGGATTGCAGGAAAAGTTGTCAGATGGTGTACGTAGAGAGTGTCGGGAATGGATAGATTCCGCTTCTGAAAATATTCAAAGAAAATTAAGTATAGAAGAAATTCGGGGTGTTCGCGCCTCCTTTTATGCTGATTATAAAACTAGGTAACGGAGATGCAGATGCTAGTATTTGATGCTGAAAAAGAGGCAGGTTTGGAACATCAAATTAAGACCCAAGCTTCTATTGCTTATGAATCTCCTATATTATTGGATGAAAAGCAAGATTTAGCAAAAGCTTTTGATAATCTTTCGATATCAACAGCGGCTATGGATGACAAAGATATTTATCATGTTTATTCTATTTTAGTTACAACTTCTTGGAATAAAAATGATGATGTATTTGATAAAGGAGAAGTTTGGGCTGCTCAAAATACACCTAAGTACAAACCCGCTAACCTAGAGCACGACGAACGACAAATCGTCGGGGGCATTGTTGATAACTGGTCGGTGGATAAGGATATGCAAGTTATTGATAAAGATATAGATAGGGGAAGCTTACCTGATTACTATCATATATTGGTAGCTTCTGTTATTTATAGACAGTGGCAAGATCCAGCTTATCAAAGTAGAGCTGAGAATTTAATTAAAGAGATTGAGGAAGGTAACAAGTTTGTATCTATGGAATGTCTTTTTAATGGATTTGATTATGCAGTTGTAGATCCAGATGGTCAGCGTCATATTCTTGCTAGAAATGATGAAACTGCATTTCTTACAAAGCACCTGAGGGCTTATGGAGGAAAGGGAGGATACGAGGATCATAAAATAGGTAGACTATTAAGAAATATTATATTTAGTGGTAAAGGATTTGTGAACAAGCCCGCTAATCCAGATAGTGTTATATTTGATAAAAATCAACTTACTGAGTTTAACAACGTTTTAATTTCGTCTAAAAATCTGTTTTCTACTCCCAATGGTGTATCTATTTCAGTAGAAAAGAAAAATCAATCTATTGTTTTTAAGGAGAGTAATATGAGCACTGATCTGTTGAATGATCAAGTCAAAGAGCTTAAGGAAGCTTTAGCTGCTGTACAAGCAGATAATAAAGAGCTGACTGATAAGCTTTCAAAAGCTAATCTTGAGAAATACGATACCCAAATTAAAGAGCTGACAGATAATGTACAGGCTCTGGCGGTAGATCTTAAGACTAGTGAAGAGGTTTCGGCCTCTAAAGATGAAGAGGTAACAAGTCTCCAAACGCAGTTAACCGAAGCCACAGACGCTCTTACAAAAGCACAAACTGAACTTCAAGAGATTGCGTACAGGCAGAAAATTGAGCAGCGAGTGGCGGCTTTGGTTGGCGCTGGCTTAACTCAAGAAGATGCTGAAGCTAAAATGGAGATTTTTGATTCTTTGACCGACGACCAGTTTGCCATGATGGTTGATACTGTTGCTTCGCTTAAGCCCGTAGAGGTTGAAGTTGAGGTGCAAGCAGAAGAGACCGAATCGCAAGCTGAAGCAGAGGCCGAAGAGACAGCTGTTGCTTCTGAAGAAGAAGTACTAGAAACTGCAGAAGCAGAAGAGTCGATGGACTTATCTGTTGCAGCTGATATCGACGAGACACAGTCAGAAGAGATGGACGCAGTACGCGCGGGTCTTCAAGACTGGGTTAACGAGCATATTGTAAACAAATAAATACGCAGGAGATAAAAAAATGGCATTGAGACCTACTAGAAACGAACATTTAACTGATCTTAGCTTTTTCATGGACGAGACCGCTGAGCGTGGCCTTATGTGCGTGGCCAGTACCCAAGGTTCTGGAGCGGCGATGGATCAGTCACAAGCGGCTGTCAAAGTTGCTTCGGCTCTTGGCGATAAACCCGTGGGCCTTCTATTGAACGATATGGTGAACTTGGATCTTACTCGACAGCATATTAATTATGCTCAAGATGAGATGCAAAAGGGTGGCAAGGTTCTATTGCTTCGAGCTGGATTTGTTGTTACCGATCAGATTTCTGGGGCTATTACGCTGGGTGAGGCTGCTCACTTTGTTCCGGGCGGTTCATTCTGCTCTGCTACGGCTTGTAGTCACAGCGCGCAGGTTGGTCGTTGGTTGTCTAAGAAAGACGCTGACGGTTACGCCAAGATCCAAATTAACATTGTATAATAAACAAATAATATATTAGGAGATACTAGAATGAGCAAAAAGTTTTTTGAACCTACCCCTGAGATGAATCAGCTCTTGTCGAGAGCAGGTTCTTTGAAAAGAGAAGAGTCTCTTGCCGCAACTTCCGAGTTGGCTAAGGCATTAGAGCTTCCTCTTCGTCAAGGCGTTATGAGTGGCAATATTCTTGATGGTATCTTTGAAGCCATTAATTTGCAACCCGGCGCTACGGCTGAGTTTCCGCTAGATTTCCTCGCTCCTGGAACGGAGAAGGAATTCGTGGCGTTTACTATTCCTAATCACGGTCGTATTCCAGAGCGGCACGTTGAAGGTGACTACGTCATGGTTCCTACCTATGATGTTGGCGCTTCCATTGACTGGTTACTTAAGTATGCTCGCGATGCTCGTTGGGATGTTGTGGGTCGTGCGATGGAGGTTCTTCAAGGTCAATTTGTCAAGAAGAATAATGACGATGGTTGGCATACATTGCTTTCAGCTGGTGCTGACCGCAATATCTTGATTTATGATGGTGACGCTTCGAGCGGCATGTTCAGCAAGCGGCTTGTTTCTTTGATGAAAGTCGTGATGCGACGTAATGGTGGCGGCAACTCCACTTCGATTAATCGTGGTGAGTTGACTGATCTCTATCTTAGCCCCGAAGGTCATGAAGACATTCGTAACTGGGGTGTGGATGAGGTTGATGAGTTTACTCGTCGTGACCTGATTACCAAAGAAGGTGGTCTGCTAGTCCGAATTTTCCAAGTTAATCTTCACACTCTTGATGAGCTGGGTGAAGGTCAAGAATACCAGAACTTCTATACTGTCGATCTTAGCGGTACTATGCCTGCTGGAAAGAATGAGATTTTGGTTGGGCTGGACTTGAGAAATAATGACAGCTTTGTGATGCCCGTTCGCGCGCCGGTTCAGGTCTTTGAGGATGAGGCTCTTCATCGTCAACGACGTGCTGGTATGTACGGCTGGGCCGAGCACGGCTTTGCGGCGCTGGATACTAGACGAGTCCTCTTGGGTGCGTTCTAAGAATTTTTGTAGATAAAAATTATTAAGCCGGTGGTGGCACACGCTGCCGCTGGCTTTTTTTTTAGGAGTAATTATTATGGCAACATTTTGTGTAGAAATTGCCGATGATGCTGTGGAACGTGTCATTACGGCTATGTGTGTGAATTATAGATATCAGGCTACGGTGCCTAATCCTGCTTATGATCCTCACTTAGATCCTCCAGATCCTGATGTTCCTCCAACAATTCCTAACCCGGAAACAACGCATCAGTTTGCGAATAGAATGACTAGGGATTATTTAATTAATAACACTCATGCTTATGAAGTGAAGAAAGCTAAAGAAGACGCAGCTGGTAATGTACCGGCTCCACCCTCTGTTGTAGATCCTGATAATCCTTAAAAATGGAATAAGAAACAATGGCGCTACCTCTTGTATTTCTGGATCGAGCCAAAGAAACCACTACCACGACAGGATCAGGAGCCCTAAGTCTGGCGGGTCCTGTCGCTGGTTTTATAGCCCTTTCTGGCGTTGGCGATGGATCTTCCACTTATTATACTATCACCGAAGGTGATAAGTTTGAAGTAGGGGTTGGAACCTATATGAGTGCTGGGAATACTTTGGAGAGATCCAAGGTTTTATCCAGCTCTAATGGGGATGCGACTCGTATCAACCTGGGAGGAAGCGCAACTGTTTTTATTACCTATTCCGCTACTAAGACAGTAATAGAATCGTCTGGGGGGCTCGTAGGTATATGTAATCCCACGCCCCTATACACCTTGGATGTAATGGGCACTGGGAGCTTTTTTACGGTGAGATGGAATGATGGTACCACGCAGGATACTTCTGCAACAGGGGCCATTGCAACGAACACTGCGGATATAGCGACAAATGTTTCTAATATCGCTACCAATGTTACGAATATAGCGGCGACTGGTCAGAGAAACCATGATGACATTATTTATGTGTCGGGCGTTACCGATACCAATGCCACCAATATTTCGACGAATACTGCTAATATAGCGACCAACGTTACAAACATCGCGTTGACAGGTGCAACGAATGCTGCGGCTATCGTAACGAACACCACGAACATTGCTGCCACTGGCGCAACGAACGCTGCTGCTATTGCGACTAACGTTACAGATATCGCAACGAACACCACGAACATCGCAGCGACAGGTGCAACGAATGCTGCTGCGATTACAGCCAATACGTCGAACATTGCTGCGACTGGTCAACGGAATCACGACGACATTATCTACGTGTCGGGAGTTACCGATACGAATGCCACCAATATTTCGACGAATACTGCTAATATAGCGACCAATGTTACAAACATCGCTGCTACGGGAGCTACTAACGCGGCTGCGATTACAGCGAATACTGCTAACATTTCGACCAACACGTCAAATATAGCGACCAACGCCACAAACATTACAGCGACGGGTAATATTAACGCAGCAGACATCCTAGAGGTTTCTGGGGTTGTTGCAGGTATCACTAATAATATTGCTAATACGGGTGCGATTAACGCTGCTGACATCTTAGAGGTGTCTGGAGTAGCTGCGACTAACACCAGTAATATTTCGACGAACACGTCGAACATCTCGACTAACACGACAAACATTGCTTCTACCGGAGCTACTAACGCAGCAGCTATCGCTGTTAATTCCACAGATATTGATACGGTGTCTGGATTGTTAAGTCCTGCTGGAAATAATACCGCACTTCAATTTAATGATGGTGGTGCTTATGGTGGTGATGATAAT